CCCTGATTCGGCTGGCCAGTCGTACCGCCGGAATCACCGGGGTGCGTATGTCCGTTGTAAACATTCCGCATACCTTCCATGGTCATGCCGTCGCTGTCGCAGCGATCCTTGATTTCTCCGGTCGCCTCGAGGTCGCACTCCATTCGCACCTTCGGCGTATCCGTTATCGTCACCGGCAGGCCGGCACCCATGATCACGATGCCGTTGCGCGTCAGATGCACTTTCTGCCCCTGGTCGTCGTAGATCGCCACCTCGCCGGCAGCGAGCCCGGTCAGCCGGTAGCGCCGGTCGGCGACCACCAGAACAATGCCGTGCGAGCGATCACCCTCGACAAACCCCGTCGCCTGCTCGGCCCCGACATGCGGGTGCGCGGTGTAGCCGTATGGCTCGAAGTGTTCGACGTTGTCTTTGCCTTCACCGGTCAGCAACTGAATCTGCACCGTCTGCATCTTGCTGTTCGGATTCACCGCCGAGACAACCCCCCGGCTGAACAGGTTTTGCAGCCCGCGCGCCAGCGGCGCCAGGACACGGCCAAGCTGTTTCATTTCTGGTCTCCCGGCCAATATTTACGCCACTCATCCACGCCGCTGACGTCAGCCCCTGCCGCCTTGCGCTTCTTCTCGGCGGCAACTTCCGGCGGCTCGGCTTCATAGCCCGCCGGCGGCCCGACGCGCAGCGCGCAGGTCGTTCCGGCATCATCGAGTCGGTAGGTCACTTCAGCGATCAGCATGTCGCGATCCAGGCGCAGCATGGTGTCGCGCACCCGCACGATGCGGTTCGGCAGCCACAGTTCGCCATTGCTCTGCCGCCAGCCCTGCACGGTGTATGTCGATTCCAGCGCCTTGGTCAGCCGTCTGGCGCGCTCGTAGGTGGCACGACGGCCGCAGCTTCCGCCGTCGCTCTGCCCCTGCTGACGCACCATCATCACGCGGCGGCGCGGAATGTTCGCGTCCATCTCGTCGGCGATGGCGCTGCAGGCGCCGCCGAAGGCCTCGTCGGTGCCGGCGCGCTGGCCCTTGACGCGGTACTGGCTGAAGACGTCCTTGAAGTCGAAGCCGGCCTCGGCCTTGAGCACGTTCTTCCCAAGTTCGAGCGCGTCGACCGCACGGGTCTTGCTGGGCACGGTCAGTACCAGCCGCCCTTCGGCGTCGTCGGTGGCCAGCACCTGGCGCAGCTTGAGCAGACGGTCGAGCGATTCGAATGCCGTCTCGCCTTGCTGGATCTGGTGCTCGGCGATCGCCGCGCCGGTATCGGCCTCGGTGACCACCTTGATGCCGTACTCGCCGGCCAGGGCCTTGGCAATCGCCTCCAGCCGCAGACCACGCCATTGGCCCGGCTCATTGATAGCCGCGCAATCGACGAGGTCGGCGGTGATGCTGCGGCCGGCGATCGATACCGACACCTGCTGGTCGTCGTAATTGACCGGGATGGCATCAACGCTGCCGGTCAGCACCTTGTCGTTGCCGATCCAGACCTCGCAGCGGTCGAATGGCTTGATGCGTTGCACCAGCACACCAGCCCCCGGCCAGCGGTCGGTGACGGTGACCCGGAAGTCACGCGCCACGCGCTCGATGCCAGCGGCGATCTCGACCGACGTCCAGCCGCCGTAGTCGGCACCATTGACGCGCAGGCGTACCAGGTTGCGCGGATCGATGCTCATGCGGACAACACCTTCATCGGCTCGGCCGGCACGAAGCCGGGGTGACGAATCTTGTTGCGCGCGGCGATCTCGCCGTCGCGGGCAACGTCTTCGTAGAGGTCATAAGCCAGCACCAGGGCCGGCACCGGCTCTGCCGGCGTCACCAACTGCAGACGCGCGGCACCATCCAGACGCTGGCCGATATCCTGATGCACCGCCGTCCGAGCATCCTGCAGCACGCGGTACATGGCGTCGTCAGCATTCAGCGATTCCACATCAAGCGCGCGGGCAAGATCACGGCGCAGCGCGGCGGCGTCGTCATACACCGGCAGTTCCATCGCCGCGACCATGCTGGCACCCTGCACCAGCAGCGCCCTGCGCATGAGCGCATTCACCGCTGCGGCGTTGTCGATCATCTGCTGGCGCACGGGCGCCACCGGCACCACCGGGCGAACCGGTACCGGAAAGCTCGACACCGAGGCAATCGCCCCGGCCACCGCACGTTGATTCGCCGCGTTGGCATCGCCGAACATCCCGGACACGGTTTTCAGCAAGCCATCCCCCAGGCTGTACAGACCCATGATCTGCCGTGCCAGGTCAAACGGCGTGCGCACCAGCGGCTCGATCTCGGCCAGGATGCCGCCCACCGGATCGCGCAGGATGCGCCCCACACGGCCGGCAATGCGCTGCACGTTGGCCAGCGCGCCGGACACCTTGGCAATGGCGTCCGTTGCCACAAACTCGGGCAGGCCATCGACCGAAAACCGCTTGGCGAAATCCGCCACCGCAGCATCCTGCAGTTTTTCAGCGGCCAGCGTTGTCTTGACGCCAGGCGCCGCCGTCGAAGACGGAAACTGCAGTTCGCCGGCCTCGATAAAGACCAGCGCGAACCGGCACATGCCGCCTTCGCCCTGGCTATGCGTCACCCGTGCCGGCTTGGCGACCACCTGCAGCGAGCCATACCACGGATGCACCAGCGTCCCGGCGCCCGGCGCCTCAAGTGCGGCCAGCAGCTTGTCCCGGCCGGCCATGTAATCCGCGCCGATCACATAGCCGGTGATGTTGATCTCGCGGGCAGCGCGGCCGAGGTCTTCGGCAAACGGCTTGTCGCGCTGCGGGTACTCGAATATCTGCACCCGCCGACCCGCCGACAGGTCATCCGACTCAACCTGAAACGGCACATCCCGGAAACTCGCCGGGCGCAGCTTTTCCTTCCATGCCATCAATACACCCCGACCAGTGAATTACTCGAGTAGCCGACGTCCGGATTGAGCGCCAGGCCGGGCTGGTTGGTCTTGCCCTGGCTGACACGCATGCCGGCCGGCGCGTTTTCGAAGCGCACCGCCAGCTCGCCCTGCACATTGGTGCGCGACTGCTGGCCCGGCATGCTGCGCAACACAGAGCTGGAGGCCTGCTGCTGGGTGACATTGACCGAGCCGCCGCCAAGCCAATCAGGCACCAGCGACTTGAGCCAGCCAGCGACCTCGCGGATCTTATTTGGCAACCAGTTGAAGAACTCGACGAACCAGCCCTTGATGGTTTCCCAGTTGTCGTAGAGCAGCCAACCGGCAGCAACAATGGCCGAGATCGCCAACCCGATTGGGTTGAGCAGGAACAGGCGGCCGAGAAACAGAAACGCCTTGCCGACCCACATGATCGCGCCGCCGATGGCCGACCAGCCGCCGACCGCGGCGACCAGGCTCATACCAAGCCGGGCCAGCGCACCGCCCATCAAATAGATCGGCGCCAGGATATTGACGGCCAGGACGGCGCCGAAGGCGACTGCGATGCCCTTGAGGCCGCCTATCGCTTCGACCACCGACTTGATGCCGGCGGCAACATCCTTGATGTCCTGCCAGACGCCCTTCCAATCGACCGACTCTGCCCATGCCTTCAACTCACGGAAGGCGCCGACCAGTTCGTTGGAGATGGTGGTCGCCAGCGCCTTGAGGCTGCCATCGTCCGCCATCTGGTTGAGCCGGGCGAGCAACCCGCCCAGCTCGGTCTTGAGGAAGCCGAACAGGCCGGCATCGCCGATCGACAGCATGAACCGTGCAACGCCATCCTTGAGGTTCGACACCATGCCGTCCCAGGTGCCGGCCAGTTTGTCCATGGCACCGCCGTAGCGGCTGTTCCAGATGCCCTGCAGGGTGCTCTGGATCATCGCCTTGTTGTTGGCATCGACCTTGGCAGCCATGGTCTTGCCGTTCTCGGTCCAGGTATAGACGATCTGGTTTCCGACCTTGGCGGCCTTGATGCCGAATTCCTTGAGCCGCTCGTTCTCGCCGGTCATCGCATCGGCCAGCGCCTCAACGGCCTGCTCGAGCGGTTTACCCATTGCGGCTGCTGCATCGCCGGCCGCCTTGAGCGCGCCGGACTGCGGATCGATACCGTAGGCCTTGAGCTTGACGAAGGCGTCGGTCACCTCCTGCAGCTCGTAGGGGGTCTTGGTGGCAAAGTCAGCAACCCAGCCCATGCTGGCCTTGGCCTTCTCGCTGCTGCCTTCGATCGTTTCCAAGATCGTCTGGAACTTCTCGAACTGTGCAGACGTCTGCACCACCTTACTCACCAGGCCACCGAACGACGCAGCAGCACCGAGGCCGACCACCGCGCCGAGGGGCGCGACGACGCCGGTCAGGGTATCGCGCAACTGCGCACCGGCGCTGGCGATCTCCGAGACGGCCTTCCGGGTCGAGCGGCTAGCCCGGTTGATGTTTTTCAGCACCGGAGACAGCTTGTCGACCGCAGAGATAACGGCCTTGAGGTAGGTGTTACCCGCCATCGTTCAGTTCCTTGTTGATGCGTGCGGCCTGCCGCTCCCACGCCAGCAGGCGGGAAAACGGCAGACGCAGAGTTTCGGTAGGGCTGACCTTCCAGAAAAAGGCCAACTCATATGCCAGGTCGATCAGGGACTCGCCTGACCGTCCGTATTGCCGAAAAAACCGAGCACAGCCCCCATTGCGGCGTTGTAGTCAGCCATACCAAGCCGCTTGACCGAAGACGGCGGGATACCAGCCAGCCGGGAGATCAGCTTGCTGACTGAAGCCGCCTGCGGTATTACACGGGAACCGTCAATCGCCAGCGGATAG